TTAACATCTCCATATCTTAGATAAGACTCCCCAACTACTGTCGGCTTGGGATCAGCGTTGGTTTCTTCGTTCCCCTTCCCCCCAAACTGGGCTTCCAATTTAACGAAGTCACCTCTTGCCCCGCTTATTTTCACCGACTTGCCAAACAAACCGGCAAAACGTTTATTAGCAATTCCGTCATATTCCAGCAGAGTCACAGACGGCAAATCAAGATTAGCCAGGTCGCGTTCTATAAAATGTCGATAAACAGTAGGGTCATTAACATCATCCGGTTGGTCGGTCGTGACCTGTCCCATAACCAGGGCAAGAAAAAATGCCAGATTGTGCGGCATGGCCCGCTGTTGATGCGTACCATCCAGTTTCCAGTTGAGGATTTCTTGAATCGAAGGTTCATTGAGCCCAGTCGTTTCATTTTCATTGGTCTGCACTTCATTAGGTTGCACATCTGTGATGGGACCTTCAAAATTAAAAGCAGTCGAAATGCCTGCCGTTATTCCATAGCTGGCCTCCTTAGCTATTGAAAATCCGCGCCAGCCTGTACTGATACGTTTAGTCGTCATAAAATATCCTCAAAAATTTACAGTTAATTCAATTTGAGCCGTAGTAGTCGAAATAAAATAATAGTATTCCCCTTTTTTAAACTGTTCCTCGCTAGTGCTGACTTCCCGGACAAAACCTCCGATTCCCAAGTCGTTGCTGGAACATTTTTGTTTATCGAGGATTCTTTCAATATTTGCTATCAAAGTATGATGAGCCGCCAAACCAAATTGAGGATCTCTCTGCCGAGTCACTGCAATCACCTGAGCCGGAACGGTTTCACGAATCTCATTAGTCGCTCCAGAATCTTGTTGTTTGCCTTCTGCGTTGGGCACTACAGCGATGGCCGGCAAATCAGACGGGGCAAAAAACCGCGCGTCCTTTTCATCCTGAATGGAGAATCCGCGTTTATGGGTTTCAAGGGTTTTTACATTAACGGAATTGCCCACCCACGAATCATTTTGCAAGGTGGTTTTTATAGCATTACCAAGAGCTGTATAGTCGGTCACCAAATCTCTCCTAATTAAATTTCCGCTTGAGAACTGACTCAAAAATCTTACCCGTATCTTCTCCCGCCTCTTCGGTTGCCTCTCCCAGCACCCGAAATGCGGGAGTACCAGGATGTTTGATTTGTTTCACCGGATGTTTCGCCCCCGGCCAGTACAATAATTTATTTCCCTTAGGTCGAATAATGTGCGGACGACTACCAAACTCAATAATTTTGGCCACGGGTGAGTTGCTTTCCAGCTTTGAAGTGAAGGAACCCTGCCCATCTATAAAACTAGATTTAATGGAGCGAAAATAATTTCCCTGACCCATATTGGGTTTCCGGGTTGTCGATCGAACTCTGTCCTTTGCCAGACGCTCAGCTCGAATTATTAAGGTGCGAGCAGTATCACGCACCGCATTCTTAACCCCTTTGGCTAACTGCTGAAAGTGAGTACTTATCTTTTCAAACGAATCAAAGCGGAGAAAAATTGCCACCAGTCCCTCCCGGTTATATTTTGAAAATTCTATAGGGTTCCCATAGAACCATCACAGCAGGTGGAATGGGTACGCGATTTAATTCAAGAAGCCCTGAGGTGGACTCATCCGATTCGTACAGTTTGGATTTATTAGCGAATAACAATTTGACCCATTGCAGAATGCCCTGCTTGATCGTTTCTGGAACGCTGGATTCATCGCCGAAACCAGCCACGAATTCAATTTCCAACGCGTTCATTCTTCTAAGAGCATTGGGCCATGTCTGGCCATCGTTCAATCCAATACGGCCGGGAATGGACGCGCCATCCACCAGATATTTACTGGAATCAAAAGTGCTGACAGTATTGGCAGAGTCATAAAATTTAATATGAGTTACCGACTGCAAAGGTGAAAGTGGAATGGAAAGCATCACGCTTCCCGGCACCGAATCCAGCCACAGGGTCCAGGTCTGAGTGATTAATGAACGCCGTGTCCAGGTTTCAGCTTTTTGTCGGATAGCCGTCACCAAAGAGTTGATCAATGCGTCATCATCGCTATCAGTAATCCTTAAATAATTTTTAGCCTCTGCCAGAGAAACCGGTTCAGATGCGGGTGGAGTTTTTATTGTTAAAGCCATTTTAAATTTCCGTTCAAGTTTTTAGCTTTTTTCTAGTTTTTTTATTTTCAGGGGCCTTGCCTCCGTCTTTCATACTCGGATCAGTAAGCTTACGCGCCCAACGTTGCCGAATAAAAACATGCGCCAATTCGTCTGGCATATCCACCGTTTCACCACTGTTATAAATGTTAACGATGATTCCATCAGGAGAACCCTGGCGGGTTTTGAGCATTTTAATTTTCATAAATTATGTCCAAAAAAATTCCCCTTCCCCTCAATAAAGGGGAAAGGGAAAATGATTAATTAACAGGTTCCCGGTGTGCCATTCCTCTTAACACAATGCCTGCGACTTGGGCCCCAATGGTAGCGCCGGACACCGTCAACACCGCACGCAAATAACGCTTAGCGCCTTTGTATCCCACACGTTGATTGGTGCCTGAAACCAAGTCAGACAATGTCCCCTCCTGATCGACCGAGGCCACATCATTCCAGTTAGAGTTATCATCCGATTGCTCAACCTTCGGAGTATGGACACCATCCGTAACCGTGCCTACACTGAACACAACAGCAGAACCCTCAAAACCTTGAAGGTCAATGCTCAATCCATTAATGGTTGCGGTGTGATCATCCGGATCAATGGAGTTGACCGCATCTATTTGGTTTTTAAGATCTTTCATTATTTTCTCCGAAAAGAAGTGAAGTATTAGTTAATATCCTCCGTCTCTCGATCAAGGCAGGGGGGGATGAAAGGAAGCTTGCCAACTGTCGGTCACTGTTATGCGGCAGTTTTTTGAACAGCAAAAGCCTCAAAGTTAGCCACATCACCACCCGTGCGCTTCGTGGTATAAAACAACACGAAAGGTTTGGAACTGAAAGGATCGCGAAGAACCCTCAACCCCATCCGGTCAACAATGGTATAAGCCTGTCTGAAATCTCCAAACGCTACGGACATGGAATTAGCCGCCACTTGTGGCATATCTTCCATGCGCTCAATCGGATGACCCAGCAAAGTTTGTGGTTCGCCCTCCTGAAATCCAGGTTGCCAGATATAGGATCCCGCAGAATCTTTCAGCTTGGAAACTTCTTCAATGGCGCTTCGTGACATCAACCACCGAGCGTTAGGTATATAAGGACCCTTCAAAGTGTAAAACAACGCTCGCAAGCCATCTGCAGTCAATGAGCTGGCGTTGCCAGAATTCACCTGTTGCACTTCGCCGGGATTCGTAGTGCCTGCCAGATAAGTCAATATGCCGCGCGGTTTTCCAATACCATCCCCATTGATAAACGCAGAGTTTTCGATGCGTGCCATCTTGTCGGCAATTTTTATCGACAACCAGGACTCTACATCAATACGCGAATCATCCAGCAGAGTCTGCGTTGCTTTCGGCATTGCATAAAGCTCGTGAACAGGAATTCTCCGTACCCCAATCTGCGGAGTACTCGTTTCAGTGCGGGCGGCCCGTTCCGAAGTCCATCCGCTGTCAGCTTCGTTAAGGTCCTCAGGAATTTCAAGTGCATCGGTCGAGATAGTTTCGACGGTGGCAATGTTACGCATCGGCGAAGTTTCATAAACTTTTTGAATAGCCTGTTGAGATATTTCTGAAGTCATCCAATAGCCACCATCCGGGTCACTATCGGTGGCTAAAAGTTTGACTTCCTGCGGAGTCAAAAACCCTTCTCCCCTTCTGAGGTAATGAATCACCGCCTCTTTTCTTTCGCTGGAAAATAGATCCTCCTTAGAATTTTCGTGTCGGCCGAGAGTAGGACGTCCAAGCTTGGTTTCTACCCGTTCAAGCCGCTCCTTAACCTCCGTCAGGTTTTGGATCTCCTTCGCCACGCGATCGACCTGTTCCTCAAGAACCGGGTCGGCATAACCTTTTTTCTGGATTTCACACAAGCGCTGGTCGTTTTTTTCCTTATGTTCCATAAATGCCTGGTTAAGTTCCTCAACAAGCTGTTTAATCTCTTCCATTTCAATCTCCTTCAATAAAAAAGACCCTTATCCGACCTATAACGAATATGTCCTATATAATAAGGAACATACTCGCTATAAATTGATCAGATGAGGGTCTAAAATTAGATATTCGGGTTAATATGATCCTTTTACAGAACTCAAAAGTCGGCACAATGAAAGCCGTAACGGCTCCCAATCGGGGGTATCGGCTCCTAATTTCAAGCTATTCGAGTGGGCAAGCTCCGGCTCGTTATTTTTATTTAGGAGTGATTTTAAATTACTGATTGCAAGTTGGGTCTGCCGTTCGTCCAACCCCACTGCAT